CGGGTTTTCTTACGACCCTTTGCTTTCAATGCTACTTTATCACCTTTTCTTGCTACAGCCATGGTTATACTCCTTTTATTATTACTATGTGCCGAACTTAAATAGTGGTGATAGGGATTACTCGTTCCGATGTTTTGAAGTAAGGATAGGCTTGACCGTTTGCATCGGTCATCCACATCCGTTGTGCTTTGCAGGCTTTGGGCTTCGGGGCTTCCATATCCGTCAGGATAATGGCACCGTCAAAGTTCCCACACTTATTAATATATTCGGTAGGAGCGTCAAAGCAAGTGCCGCCATACATCACACGCTCAACTTTGTGGTTCTGACCCTTCTTCCACTCATACACCAGGCTTTCATCAACTCGCGTATCAAAAGGGATGACCGTGAAGGATGCTAGTTTTGCTAGGCTGTTTAGCTCGCTGAAGAAGGTAGCCAATAGCTCATTAGAGACAGAGCCTGACTGGTCAATAGCGATGGCTATCTTAGCCTGACGCTTGACCTTTTTACCAGCATGCACCCAAGGGTAGCGCTTATTGATGCGACGCACCGTGCTAGACTTGCTAGCCTTCTGGCTGGTCTTGATGAAATAGCGTAGAACCTTCTTCCAATCAATGACAGTCTTGAGACGCTCAAGGACTTCCTCGCGAACAGACTGGCTACAAGTGCCCCATCCGTCGCCTTTGCCGCTAGCCTCTTGGGCTGCTTCTTTGAGGTCTTGCTTAAGCCGCTCTTTTGCCATGGCTTGGGCTTCTGGGCTTACTTCATCTGACCAACCGCTATGGTCGTCAAACTGTTGACCGCCGCCACCGCTGCTATCGCCATCTTCTTGATCGTCGCCAGGCTCGCCATCGCCACCAGCAGAACCGCCGCCGCCTTCTTCTTGGTTGTCGTCGTCTTCTTGCTGGTTCTCTTCTTGATCCTTCTGGATCATCTTGAGATACGCCTCAAAGGTAAGACCCTTGGGATACTCCGCGAAAGGACCGACACCAGGCATGCAGCATTGCTCGGGCAGTTCGCCTACGAGATGGCTATTGATGGCTAGGTCAGCAGCGATGTTTTGGGTCTTCGGATTTACACCTTCTACCTTGCGGGAGGTGACATGCTCAAAGATCAGATGGTAGAACTCATGCTTAAGAACACCAAGGCGCTGCTTATCAGGCAGGCTCTCAAAGAACTCTGGATTGTAGAGCATCTCAAAGCGACCCTCTTCCGTAACCCTTACGCCCGCAGTTGGGATAGCACGGGTTTCCGTTTTTTGGATCTTACGGCTTAGGCTCGCAAAGAAAGGCTCATTAATCAGTAGACGAGCCATATGTTGGTTGAGATCAAAAGACATCTTCTCTCCCCTTGTAACTCATCCTACCATGGATAGGGTATCTGTCAAGTTTTTTATTCCTTGTCCCGAGATTTATCTTCAAGCCATCGCCTGTAAATCGCAGGTAACTTAATCACATCAGAAGTCCAACAGACTAGCCAACCGACAACGAACCCTATTCCATACGCAATCAATAGTTCTTTCATCTAACTGCCTCTCTTACTTGTCAGCTTGCAGAAGCTTGTTCAAGTAGGAGCCGACATCGCCGTCACCACACTTGCTACTGTGGAACTTTTGAAGGAGACTGGCATCACCAAGACCCATCGTGAGGTTAATCAGCTTCATAGCCGCTTCGCTGGGAAGCGTGCCCATATAAGCCGCAAGGTGCCCCCACTGCTCATCGGTCGTGGAGAGGTCAAGAGCATCAGCAGCCTGAACCTTCTCAATCAAAGCGCAATGGTCGTTCAGCGAGAACTTGGAAAGTTGCTTGGTTTTCTCACCAGCGAGCAACTGCTCTACCGTAACTTGCCGTTCATAGTTCTTGGCGAAGTCGTTGAAGGACACCGCAGCCTCAAAGCCCACAAAGGACTGAGACAGGGTGAAGATGGCAGGAGTAGCCTTTTCCAAAAGACCAGCACCGACCAACACATCGTTCAGACGATGCCAAGAGCGACGACTGGGATAAACCTTGTTAGGCTCAAAGTCACCCTTGTGCTCAAGGTGCTCACGGTTCTGGTTAATGAAGTCCCATACAAGACCATCAATGTTCTCTTTTCCCCAATCAAGCCAATCTTCGGTAGAAGGCTCAAGGTCAAAGACCGTCCAGCGATCAAGTTCGGCAGGGTCCATCTCGCCTACCTGATATTGTTCTCCATGCTCCCCGCCGTTAACAGCAGCGAAGATGAGAGTATCGGGGTGGAGGCTATGACCCGAAAGCTTACGACTATCGGTCAACTCAAAGATACCCTGGCGAACTTCGGGGGTAGCCCGATCAACTTCGTCAAGGAAAAGCAGCACAGGCTCAGCGCAAGCCTGAGCATACCACTCAGGAGGACAGAACCGCGTCTGACCATCAATCAATTCTGGAAGACCCAGAAGATCACCCTCTTGCATCTGGCTAGCGCGACGCTCTACAACTGGAATGTCAAGGCTCTTGCCAATCTGGTATACAACTTGGCTCTTGCCAATGCCGTGGCGACCACGGAGGAGGACAGGAAGGCGGGCATCGCTCACGAGCGGAGCCACCGAAGAAAAGGTCTTGAAGTCAATAGCCATTGTTTTAGCTCTCCCTATATCTTTTTATACCACGGATACATTATACGTCAAGTTTTTTACCACCAACCTTAAAGTATCACTTTAACTATTACCACTTCGTCGTTTCAACTTCAATCTCTGGGATTTCAGCTTGGAACTCAGCCATCAATTCTGCGTCTTCAGCATCCTCTTTGCGAACATACAGCTTTGAAAGGTTATAGTATCCCTCTCCGTCCTCATTTCCCCGATATCCTGGGTGGTTTGGAATCCAATTGGGGTTGCTTACCCGGCTGATGGTTCTCACAGAGCAATATTGTTCCTCTTTTTCGGCGTCGCACTTCACCCAGGAATACAGGGTGTGCGAGAAGTCGTAGTTGCTGCCGTGCAGCTTGGCTTTGATGTTCACAGCCCTAGACATGATGTTTGACCAAGATTGGTTCTCGGACTGGGTATCCCACTTGTCGGTGCCAAGCTCAAGATCGTTGAACTCCACCGTGGTAATCATTCCCATACTGAACTCTTCCCAATTCCGATGCCGAGCCTTAACCATAGCACCAGGCAGCAAGCCCAGTCTCCGCATACGGGAGGCTAAAAGCTTGTGGGCTTTCGCAGTAAGGGCTCGCATCGCAGCCTTGTCTGCGGAATGGTCAGGGCAGGTCCGCTTATTGTGACCCGGCTTGTTGCAGTAGGAGCACTTGCGAGGCTTGTTGGTGGCTTTCTGCTTTCTCTCCTGCATCTCTAACGCTCGGTAGACTTCATAGCCTCCGATGTCATGCTTTTCTCGCATGTCTCGTGTGAGGTGGTGGAAGTTCCCGTAGCCCCACTCGTCAAGGAGAGGTAAACCTTCCTCTTTCATAGCTTTCACGACTTTGGCGTGTGATGCTTTGTTTCGTGGGCAGGTCCGTTTATTGTGACCATACTCGTAGCAATCAGAACAGCGGCGTTGACCCATTGGGTTCTCCCTATCTTACTCCTTATATTATCACCTATCTGGGTTCTGTCAAGTTTTTTACCTCCCGAACTTAAAGTATGGCTAGAAGTATGATCCATAAGTTATTACTTGACTATTCCTGAAACACCGTATACTAAGACCACTGCCCCGCTGACTCTCGCTTACTCCCGCAGCCCTTCGCAGACCTCCGCTTACCTTCGCAGACTCCGCCTACTCTTCGCTTACTCTTCTATTCTTTCCTTACTCTCATAGGTCTTTCTCTTTAGAGAACCTTGTTTTTAAGGGATTATCTTATATTATACTTCACAGGTAATCCTCTTTAACTCTCTTCTTACTTCTATACAGGCTCTCTACCTTTTCTCTCTTCTACTTTACCTGGGTATTCCTTTCTCTTCTTTCTTCTTCTCTTATCTATTATATTTCTATCTCCCGAAACTATTGGTAGACGGGTGATGAAAATGATAGGTTTACGCTGACTGAACAACCTTCCCCCTACGGGGGAACTCAAAGTGCATTATTTGACATTTTTAGACAAAGACTGACATAATAAACCAAAACGCTATATTTTGCCATTATTCGTTTAGCAGGTTTACCCGATAGAGAAGTTCAACGCTCGGATGTTTATGGGGTGTCATGTCTGCCCATTTGACCTCAAGATAATACTCTGGGTATTCCTGAACCATCCCGTCAACTGTGTCGTAGGCTTCAGATACTTCGTAGGGCTCTTTGGTTACGATGCCGAAGATGCCGCTGTCTTCATGCTTGACGAGAACTCCAAGTTTAAACTCTTCTTCTCGGTTAGGTTGGTTTGGGCTATCAGTCATTAGCATTTCGTCTATGTCTCTCATTGTTATTTTCTTATCTGCCGAGGTAGAGGGCTTTGGAAACATGAGATGAGATAACTCGGTCGCCCTTTTTGTAGAAGCCTTCGCTCTCAACAATGTATTTCTTGGAGAAGGCATGATCGGGTGTCGGCAGGAGGCGAACTGATACGCTATACGAAGTGTGAGACGATAAGACAATCTCTGGGATGACCACGAATAGGTTTTTGTCGGGTGCCGCATCAGAGAGGCGAACTAAATCGCCGTAGGTCAAGTTAAGCGCAATGAAATGGTTTAGACCGCTGCAAGCGGCTAGTTCAGCCTGCATTATCCTGCGATTGTTTCCGCCTATCGCCGTTTGGGTATTGACCGCTGAAAGTAAACTCATCGCAATCATCGCTATGATGGAAGTCATTACCAAAGTGAACAATAGGACGAAGCCTTTACGGTTGGACACTGATTGCCCTGTCTCTCATAGGAACGGGTGCGATCTGATGCCCCTGACCATTATTCCCCGGCAAGGTTAGATTATCCTGAACCCAAGCCGAGGTTCTTTCTTTACAGATTGTTTCTGGGATGTGCCGACGAATGCAAAGTTGCTCTTCTCTTTTTACAACTTCGCAGAAGCAACGAACCTTGTTTTGCAACTGGAGACTTCGGGATAGAATAACGCCTTGTGGCACAAGTTCGTTACTTCCCGGTAGCCACCTTGGGCATTCAATCTGCTGTAAGTTATACGCCAGATTATAAGGTGCCGGTGACACTGGTGGTGTAGCAAATATGGTTAGAGATAATAATGTGTATAACATTTCCTATGATCTTTCTGTGCGAGCATCGGCGTAAGCATTCCACTCATCTACTCGCTTCTTTGTTTCTTTTAAGTGTAGGCACTTGGGGATAGTCAGATCAGGTAAGACTGCGTGAAGTAGATTGAATACTCCCCTTGTGATTAGAGAGATGCCCATCCCGCCTGCGAACCTAAAGTGACTCCAATAAGTTTCGTTATTGTCTTTTAAGTGACCCATTATCTATATCGCCTATCCTTGTGCCTGTTGTTTCTATTTCTGTTTCGTCTGTCGTGCCGGTTGCGCCTGTCGTCTGCTTCTCTCTTCGGGCGCTGGATTTTCTTCTTTGGGATGCGTTGCCGTGGGATGCCTGCCATGTCTAGCAGCATGTCTATTTCCCACTGGTTGAGTTCGTTTAGTCGGCGCTTGTGCCTGTTTCTTTTTTCGTTGTCCCGAAAGTCTTGTTCGTTTCGTCGGTTGCGAGTATGACGGGCTCGGCATTGCTTGGAAGTCATCCAGCCCATCTGTTGCATAACCTCTTTGAGAATACGAGGGTCAGTCTTTCGGAGATAGTCGGTTAACTGAAGAGCGTGGCGGCGTGCCTGTGCATGTTCTCGCTGTCGCTCGGTAGCAGGTGATGCGAATAGCAGCACTGCCGAGATGGTTAAAGTTATCATCGGTAAGTCACCTCCTTAGATGCCGAGGCTAAAAACAATATCCCTCTGTTCTGAAACAACTGCCCCACAGCAAAACCCCTTCGTAAAAGAAGCTTTGCTGCGAGGAAGCATACTTTCGCACAGATGAGTTTAGAATGGAATCTAAATAATTTCACGTTTCTTATTCTCTAAATGACGATTTAAATACCAAGCGGCTTTTTCTAAATCTTCAACTTCTGAGCCCTTGTGTGGTGCTCGGAGCATGTATTTAATAACGTTGCCCACGTTGAAGTTTAGATCCCACTCTTCAATGACCTCAATCGCTTCAACCTTGCCTTTATTATAATGAGCAGGGTGATCCACGTTGCTGGAGTTAGGCAAGTTCGCCCCCGTAGAAGAGGGGCATGTCAATCTCATATGGCTCAAGGTCGCCAACTTGAGTTTTCGTATTGAACACTCGCCAGTCATGTTTCTGGATGTCAAAGACAAGTTCCTGACCTTCTGCGAGGTTTCGCGAGGGCGAGAGGTCGGGTCGGTCATCGCCGAAGATATCCTCTAGCGTATCGTCGCTTAGTTCAGAAGGCTTCGCAAAGAACATCGTGCGCTCCTCGCCATCCTTTTTAATAAAAGTTCCGTTGTATCCTGTGATAATCATTTTGTTTCCTTACTTCTTGTTGAGGCTTGCAAGCAACCCGCCAGCACGAGCAGCAGGAGGGGTGGTGTTTGCCGTAGCAGCAGCGACTCGTTGAGCGGCGGCGGCAGCGACTGCGGCTTGAGCAGCCGTTGGCGGGGCGGTTTCGGTTGTCGCTCCATCTCTAAGCTGACGAACAAACTGGAACATTTCCCGTTCAATCGTTAGCAAATTGGTAGATGCGAGGGCAGCTTCTACTGCTCGGTCCACTGCTTGGACAAGTTCGGTATTGGCTACCACTTGTTCAGCGGCTGGATCTAACACTACTAATGCCTCGCCATCTGTTCCGTTTAGGTCATTGACTAGCTGATCCCGAATGGCAGTAATCAATGTTTGTTCTCGTGGCGTTAAAGCCAACTCTGCGTTGTTAGTTGTTGTCAATTTGTTCTCCTTTTCTGACAATTAGTTCAACATCTGCTTCTTCTGTATCCATTTCAATCCATACTCTTGCTCCGCAACTTAATGGCTTGTGTGGGCTATAAATCACACGGGCTAGTTCATCACCGTCTTTAGTCTTTATTACCGCTTCATGAGCATAACAGTTTTCCTTGTATGTTTTAACTGTTAATACTGGTTCGTCAGTTCCGTGCTTTGTGTTGGAGCGAATTTTATGCATGTTTACATGTATAATCTTTTTCATTTTGTTTTTATTACTTGCCGAGATTATTGGGAAGTCTCGGGTTGTTGATAATCAAAGTGGGGTTGTAGATCTTTTGACCCCTGCGAGCGATTGTCTGATTTCCGCTGGAGTTCTCCATTGGGAACGATAGCCTCACCACCGTTTTTGAAAGAAATAACGTGACCTGCCTCTATCAACGGTGGGTTAGCATAAAGTTCCAAGGCAGTGATAGGCACGTTCTTCCGATCCACCTTGCCTTGTTCAATGTAGAGTTCCAACTTCTGCTTCCAGGTGAAAGAATGCTGACCGGTGCGAACTTTCTTCACGATGCCAGCAGCAACCAGTTCCTGCACCTCTTCCAGAAATGCTCGCTCAAAGATGTGTTGTGTCTTGCGGTAAAAGGTAGAATTATTATATGTTTTTGTCCAGTAGGTATAGGACAACTCGTGCCGATCCTCCTCTGTCACTTTCTTAGATTTGTTTGTGAACTCAGCATCTTTTTCTAAAAACCAAGTGAACATGCCTTTATAATCTTGAATTTTATAATCATTTTGGTGCTCAATAATCCGAATCACGTCCCACAGGTTATGTAACTTTCCCCTGTTGAACTTGTTCTTTGAGAAAGTGCTGTCGCTATTAGTGAAGCTGGCTTTAACCATTTTCGCAGTAGCAGTGAGAATTTCTTTCACCTTTTTCTGGATTTCTGGTGCAACGTTGAAGTTGCTTTCGTAGAAGGCGTCAAGCTCACCCTTCTTCAACGCTGAGCCATCCTTATGAAGTTTCAGCGTAAGCTGGGCAACCATCTCCTCGTGAGATCGCTGGTCAAGTCTCGCATCACTAAACAATAAGCTCTTAAACATATCACGAATCATTTCTCTATCTCCTATAGTGTTTTGTTTTTCAGCTATTCGCTGTATTCCGAATGAACATTGAAAGTGCTGACCAGCGAGCTTGGCGGTGCTCTTGATCATTGAGTTTGGTCTGTTTGTTGACCTTCCGAAATTGATCACATGCATCCTTGATGCTGATTCGGCGGAGGATCGCAACGTTAAGCTTCTCATCACCCAGCCAATCGTCCATCTCGCCAGGCGGTAAATCCTCAAGCAATCGCCCGTTGATCTTAAGTTCAGGATGACCATGAACGAATTCGTAGATTGTGCTCGTGCTGTTGTTCCCATCCACGCTTACATATTCGTACCCTTCGTCAGATACGTTTTGGTAATACAGAATAGACTCTTTGTCGTTTTCTTCTTTTGCATATTTTAGACAATCGGCGACGTGTAGAAGAATAACAGTGTTACTCACGAAACCCTTATAGAGGTCCTGTAAGTACTCGTTTGAATGGGCTATTGACCACCCAGAGCCGTTGTTGACTCCGCCCATTCGCTGAAACGATGGGTCTAGTTTAGTCAGCTTGTACATTCTTGCAAGTTGTCTTAAACTTTTTCTTTTCTCTTTAACATCAAAGGCATCGTTGATCATATTTCTCTCTTTCTGTCGGCTTCACACCGACCATTTGTTTTTATAGCACCCGTGTGCCGTATTTTTGAATCTCGTTCAGAGTAACATTGGCACTGAGTCGAGGATCTTTCTTTGTAAGGACCGTTGGAAACTTCTTCTTTAGTTTCGGCAACAGAATATCTACCACTTTGTGACCAGGGACGCTCCAGATTTCAGCAATTCCGTTTTCGTCAAAGCGGCTATAATAATGTTCTACATATTTCCCGATCTTTTCAGTCCGGATGTAGCGCTCTTGCTCGTCCCAGTTCTCTTGGACTGAAATACCGGTGTAGCTCCCTTGGACTTTCTTCCCAATAGTAGACTTATACTCAACCGGTTGCCCCTCTTTGTTGAAAGCGTCAGCACCTGAGAAAGTTGTTGCAATGGAGTGCCCCAGCTTGTTAGCCGTGAAGATCTCTCTGGATCGGGCATAGCTAAATGGGTCGCCCCATGACTGCTCCTTGCAGATTTGGTTCATGCGGGTGTAGCAGCTTTCGTATTCTTGCTCTGGTGTCATCTGTATTCCTTTGTCCTCAACTATATCTTACTATATCAAGGGTTCTTACATCTGTCAAGTTTTTATTTACAAGTTTATTGTTTATTTATTCGCCGAGATTAGTTGCCTTCAAGATTTTAGCCGAGATGCGTGTCTCGCCTTTATCAATCGCTTTTTGTAATCTGTGGTTTCCATCAAGGATACTCTGGAACTTTCCGTCTTTCGCTGTCACGATTATTGGAAAGGATAAATCTGCTTTCTCTTTTCTGTCGGGTTCAGTAGTAGTTCTGCGAAGATGAGCTACGGAGGCAACCTCTAGTGAAATGACTGGACTGTCATGGAGGTCTTCTAGGACTTCTTGTATCGTTGTCCTGTTTCCTTGCTCGTCTTCCCAGTAGGTTTGTTCCCAGTTCTTACTGATTGACATAAGCCTACCCGTCTTGACGTTCAATGTCAATAGTCATATTGTATTGTATCAGGTTTGGGGGAGTTTGTAAGTTTTTTCTTTTTGCCCTAAAATCCAGCAGCGTTATAATACTTATGTGTTCTCAAGAAAGTGGCTGAACCTTATCTACCGCAGCGACAACTTCGTCGCCGACCTTGCCAAAAACTGGGCTGTCAGCGTTTTTAGTCAGAAGAAGAACAACAGCAGGCTCGCCTTTTGTCGTTTGTGTGAGTTCTATAACTTCACCTTCAGCACCAGCCAAACCACCCGTGGACACCTGAACTTTGTTCCCCACTTGGAAGTCTTCAGCCATAATTGCCTTCATTTCTTCTTTGATTATTTGTCGTAGTTGGGATTTGGTGATTTTCATCTATAAGCCTCCGCAGGTATTATAAATAGGCTACATATTTCCATTTTGCGGGAACATAAAAATATTACTGATTAACATAAGCATAACCATCTTGACGTTCAATGTCAATGGTCTTTTTATTTGTTCCGAGATTAATCAATCTCGTCAAAGTCGCGAAAGATTTGTTGAGGTTCAACCTTGTATTCCTGAACCGTCAAGTAAAGTTGCCCTGCTGCGGCAGAGGAGATTAAACTTTCGTCGGTCTCAACGCCGAATACGAACTTACACAATCCGATGCGCTGCTTAATATCTTCTAACACGCTTGCACGGTCTTCTTTTCTCGCCGCGAACACCAGCATCATACAATAACGATTGAACTCGTTCATTTCCTTTGTGCGAACATCTAATCGCTCGCAGCATTGTTTTGTAGATGGCGGCGGGGCAAAAGAAGCACAGCCAACCATCGTCATAACAATAAGGATACTAATATATTTCATTTTCATTTTCCTATTCCAAAGACATACTGGCATGCTCTCATTCCTTCGGCGATGTTCAGTCTTGCTCTGGGCTCTCTGTAAATTGTTCTTGCGTATGATAGAAAGATACAAAGTCTTTCATATTTTTTCATTTGGGTGTCCCGAACTTTTAGGCGGTCTTCGCAGGCTGAAAGTTCAGTTTGAGTTGTGGTTTTTTTAGGAGCGTGAACACAGGAGGTGAGGAACGCTATGGAAAGTAGGGTTAATTTCATTTTAAAGGCTTTAACCTGCTCGTAGGCAAGCAGACTTTACCATCTGCGGGTGGAGCAGTGACGAAAGATTTCTTATCAAACTTGACGAGTGCCCAAGGGGAAGTGCTGACGACCTGTTTTCCGTTTTTGCAGGTCATGTATTTATATTCGCCTGGGATATCTTTCAAGATGATGCCGACTGCTTCTAGCCTGACTAAATAAGCAGCGCCGTCAAGCGTTGGCTCTTGGTAGGCACGGAAGTATTTTGGATCTGGTAGATCGGGGTCATCTAGTTGTAGGCGAACGAGGTCGCCGAGGCAGAAAGGCATCATGAGTCTGAACTTCTCTCGCAACTTCCCGACGCTATCAAGAAAGACCCGTCAACAAGTTGTTCATCAGAGACATCCTCTATCTCTTCCTCTGACATCATTGGAATAATGATCTGTTTTACGACAACACCGTTTTGGCGGAAGTTAAGTTCGCCACGATATTCCCCCTCAGTGAGAGTTGACTTGATCCGTTCAAGTTGCTCCATCCGAGCAGCAACAACCCGCTGTCGGAATGCAAAGGCATCGTCCTCTGACCAAAAGTTGCCGAGAGAGGTTCGCCCTGGTCCTAAAACTGTCCAGTAGGAAAGTTGTGAATCATCTGAGAATAGCATTTTATCCCTTTCGTATTCTTATTGTATCAAATGTCTTGTTGTTTATCAAGTTTTATTTTCAAAGTATTTTCTCTTGGTCTCTGGGTTCTGTTTCTTCAGCCAATATTCTAATCTCAATGCCTCTCCGTGTTCCATTGGTTCGGAGTGGTTTATTAATATTGTTTGTTTTCCCCGAGTTTGCTTTACTTTGTTATTTCGGTGGTCTTTCAGTCGTTTGGATACATCCTTAGCGATGCCGACGTGAAGTGTAATGCGGTTTGTTTTCTCGGTCGCACACTGTAAAATATAGACAGAATAGAGGTCAGCCAAGGAGATCCATTGTGTTGTAGATGTTCGTTTCGGTTTCGCTGAAGGTCCTGAAGGTTAAAAGTTCGCCTTCGCCACATATCTGAATATCATACCAGTGTGTTCTGTTGGCGGGCTCCAAAGTGTATGGTCCTTTAACTATTAGACCAACTAAGTCAGACCCTCGCACTTTTACTAGACCGCCAGGCTTAATCTTTCTGGTTGCGGTATCAAAGACGCCGAGGTGTTGGTTATTATTCACTGATGATGTCCCAATTTCCTTTTACAAAAATAACCCTGCGTCCCGTGGGGAATAGAACATCCCACAGGAAACTGGTGGGGATCTTGGTTCTGGTGGTTTCGCGAGGGATAAGAATAGCAAACTCGCCGTTCTCTATGACGGTTCGGTTTTTTGTGCAATGCTTTTTGATGCGAAGCAGGGTGCCCGCTCTCAGGTTCGGCTCGCTCATCACCATAGCCTTTTTGTTAGGTCTTGCCCGCAGAGAAAACAGGTAGAGCCATCTGGTCGTAATAGTTCCATATGAGACTTCATGTGAAGTTTTGGATACAACACCTTTACTACGAGCATTGGAGTTTTGCTTTCAGCGAAGTCAACAAACCATTTAGTTGACCAGTTTGATATCGCTGTCTTTCTCACTCTTACTAGGTCGCCTGGTTTAAGCACGACTGACCACCTCTAGTTCCCCAGCATGCCAGACCCGTAAGTTTCCGTCTAACATAACTGTTACAGTCTCGCTGCCTGTCGCAGCGTTTTCTTTAACTTTGATAACGAGCATTAGTCTCCCGCCAACTTTGCAGTCAGCAAAGATATTTGGGGCTTGTTTTACTAAATCACCCGGACGCATTAACAACCTCTAAGGTTTCTGGTAGTTGCATATAAGTTCCGTAATCACCCTGCCATCTTACCTTTAAACGGTCGCCTTCAACGAGAAGTACAAGACCAAGACCACACAATTTGTAACCCATATAACCTTCTTTTCGTTTCACCAAGTCGCCTGGTTTCATTTTAGTTCTGCCAGGTTGCACGCATAATTAACAAATCTGGGAGCGTCGCCCATGGGCTGGCAGACGTAGAAGATGTGTTCTTCTGCCTCTGGATAGTCCCTATCGAACTTACAGGCAGGAGAGAGGCTCAGCACCAAACTAATAACCGGTGGCTGCCTCTCGTCCTCGTTGGCGTCGCTCCTGACTAGCATACCAGGCTGGATGCGACACCGTTTCTGGATTGATTTGAGAAGTTCTCTACCTTGCAAGTGCATCACTATCTCCCTCTTGTTGAAAGGAGACAGTCACAAGCTCAGTGCCGAGGGAGACCATGATATCCATCTCCATCTGTCGTTGCCGCCGCTACAGACCCCTAGGGCGAATGATAGTGGCTCGGCACTGAGTTTGTGACTGTCTCTCCCTCCAATAATATATTAGCATGGATAGAGTATGTGTCAAGTTTTATTATTTTTGGTGCCCTTTAATCTTTGCTCAGTAAGCTCAACATAGTGCGGATCTAGTTCGCACCCAGACCATTCCCGTCCTAATCGGTCTGCCACTATCGCCGTTGTGCCGCCGCCCATGAACGGATCGAAGACCATATCTCCTGCCTCCGTTGCAAGGAGTAAGCAGTTTTCTACTAGTTTCTCGGGGAAAGGTGCCGGATGACCTTGTTGTTTCTTTGCCGGGATTGTCCACACTTCACCTCGGTAAGAACTTTCCAACTCTTTCCGAAAAACCTTGGGCTTCTTTTTGCATAGCCAATAAATGTGCTCAGTACACGGGACAAGAATATCTCCACGGATGTTAGGAGAACTACGGCGGTCCCAGATGATAAGTTGGTAGAGGTTAGCCTCTGAACGATATATAAAATCAGTAGGCAGGTGCGAGCGATTCTTATAGCGGCGGGGCTTATGGTTGAAGAATATGCTTCCATCCTCTGTGATGATGCGGGTCATCTCGTTTAAAATTGCGATCATCCAGTCCTGATATTCTTCCTCGGGCATGCTATCGCCATAAGAAGAATAGTCAATATTGAACTTCTCCCAGATTTGATTGCCGACCTTGGCTTTCCCTTTGCCCGTGATTCCTGACTTATTGTAAGGAGGAGAAGTTATAATACATTTGACCGATGAGTCCGGCATAAGTTTCATAACTTCCAGACAGTCGCCTGTGATTAGTTGGTTGTTCATAGTTGTTCTTTCTGCAAGAATAGGTTCTCGTGGATATGGCATAGCACTCCGTGATAAACCTTTCCTTTTCCTGAGCCCTTCATCTGGATATGAAAAAGAGTTTTGCCGTCAGAGTTCTTGAGATGAACAGTGGTTGGTTTATAAACCCAGGACGCGTCTGCAACTTGGTCCATGATTTCTTCAAAGGTAAGATGCCGTCGATTATAAACGAGGTGCTCAATATTAAACTTTCCCGATATAAAATACTCAATTACTTCTTTTTTATTATTCTCCAGAAATGATTTAAAGTCTGCCACGGACTCAGAAGAAATCTCATCCATCCGATATCGCTGGCGAGGCATTTCCGTGAAGGTCATGTCTCCAAAGAACTTATCCACAAAGTTAGAGACAGAAGACGGCAAAGCAAAGTCTTCAATGAACCTAGACTTGCTCGTCAAATGAACCTGGGTACTGCTGCTAGTAGCGTTCTTAATACTCCAGTGGGACCCGTCAGAGTGTCGTCCGTCTACCTTAGTGCGGGAGCCTCCAACTTGGGTCAGCCCATAAAGCTCACAAATCTGTAGCTCTTTTGGTCCTGAGTTCTCTGCTCTGACCCTGCGACCAATGTCCTGCTTCTGTTCTTGAGTCAAGTTCATCCTTCTTCTCCTTCTACCAGTTTCATAACTTCCAGACAGTCGCCTGTGATTAGTTGATTGTTCATGTGGTTAACTCCTTGGACTTCATCTGTATCTCTCCATATCCCTATATTAGCATGGATAGAGCATGTGTCAAGTTTTATTTGTTGCCGAGGATAACAAAGTAAGTTTGTCCTCTCCTACCCAGTAGTCTCGGTTGTTTGTTCGCACCTTATATTTGTTGTCGGCGGTAAAGACATATCGCTGCTCAATAATAATACCCGTGAGCAGTGTATGGTCAATATAATCTTCGGTTACTCGTCGTGCCTTAAAATCTACAAGGTCGCCGAGATTGAGATTAAAGTGGAATTTAGTCATTTGTGTTTCTTTTGCTGCGGCGATGTAGCTGAACGTTGCGAGCGGGAATTCGGTGTTCCCTTTGATCGTATAAGATAGTGGCTATCTTTTCCCAAGTATAATACTGGAGCAGTAGACCTACCTTCCATTCCGAATAGAGAGTTGGTCTGTGTAACCCAGAGCCATGGTATATAACTTCTCTAAATCTTACGAGGTCGCCGGGGTGCATTCCTGTTTGTCTTTTTCAAACTGGGTTAGGTTATGCAAGTCAGCCCCATAGAACTCGTGGGTCTCTTCGCCAAACATAACTTTGTATCTTGACCTGATGCTTCCGTATTCATCTCTGCCTGGGGCTGTTACAACTTCAGTTATAATCCCTACTTTAGGCAAGTGCCTCAGTTGGCTATACGCACTGCGAATCTTTTGCTGAGCAAGGTCGCCGAGTTGCCACTCACGCTTCGTCATTTCCTTCTCTCCATTCATTTAAGAGTTCGTCTGCCATTGCTCGCCAATACCACATTAACTTTAATGATTCTGAATAGCCAGCTTGTTTTGAGATAATGTTCTCTTGACCGATTAGTCTTAACTCTTGCTCAATGTCAATCTCAAACAAATATTTACTACTTTGTTTAATCCAGTCTCGTGCTTCTTGTTCTGTGTTTTCAAGAAGTTTTTGCTGTTTTTTATTAAGAAGTTTCATTTTTATCTGCCGAGAACTTTGAGGTATTCTGTAGTATAATGTTCTCTGCGGTCCCAGCCTGCCCACTCAACGAGGACAGTTTCAACCCCGCCTTTTAGGCTTGGTCCTTCCAGAACTAGCCCGACGACATCAAAAGGTGTTGGGTGTGCAGGAGTCACTAGATCGCCAGGCTTCACTGTGTGCTTTCTTATTTGGATATCAGGGAAAGAAGCCGTGACCAGTAGCTTTTGGGCAGCGGCGGTGTCTCAACTTTTGTGATCTCGTTGGACTGAGCAAAATAGGCTTGCTCGCGAAACTCTTCAACCAGACCTTCGTTGACCACCCAGAGGCGGAGTTCGTTCCACTCTAATAGGTCTGATGGAGTGCGAATAGGGGTAGTCTCAAGGATAGCCAAACGTCGTAGGGATTCTTCTTTGGTGTCTTGCATGGCACCCTCCTTCAACTAGATAATAGCACGCCTCTCTGTGAAGTCAAGTTGTTTCTTCACAGAGTAAATACCTGTATAGACCGGTATTTTACTAGGCGATGATTAATCCTTCTTCTAGTAAGTTATAACAAGTTCGCCCGTAATGACCTTGGAGGTTCCAAACGAGACCCGAGTCGTATAGTTCTTGGAACAGGGCGAGGAACTCATCA